ATATCTATCTACTGTCTCAGACCATGTTTCTCTTCGGCCTTCCTCTTCCAGCCAACGTGCGTAGCGGCTGGTTGCGATGAATGTCTGGTAATCGGTGGGTAGGTAGTTACTATTCATTTGTGGTCCTTACTAAATCTGATAGGTCTGCTTTGCTGTAATTTGGTCCTTTTAGAACCTTGCCATCAGGCCGGTACAAAGGCTTACAGTCCGGCCCTAGTTTGCTCATATTGGCTAAGTGAATGCGCCGGACTGCCTCGTTTAAGTCCCAGCCAAATGTGGCGGCGTAGCCGTAGACTACATAGACGATGTCGGCTAATTCTGAGAGCATGGCTGCAGGCCGATTACCGGCATCACTCTCGTCTGAAAACTCGCCAAATTCCTCTGCCACCAGCCGGTATCTCAAGTCCTCTAATTCACGATTAAACTTCCACCTCTCGTCCAGAGGGTGATCCATTGCGATTGCAAATTCCCTGACCATGTCGAGGGGAGTGTAATCTTTCAGATGATTAGACTTGGCAAATTCATCCACCCAATCGTCTGACAATGGCTTTGGGGGAGAAGCTACGTCATCTATGTCTTGCTGAGTAATCACTGGTCAGTCTCCAATTCGGAAATTAACCGGTCTAAGTACCAGCGACACTTCTTGAGGTCTTGCAGACGTTTCTCTTTGTAAGGCCAACGCCATAGGTATTTGAAAGCATTTTGCCAACAGTAGGCTTCATGCGCAGAGACGTTTAAAACCCCGTCTGCCATAGCCTTCATTGCTACAATACACTCTATAGTACCTTCGTTATAATGCGGCGGTTGATGCACCATATTTGGCTGATCTATTGAACCTTGGTGCCAATCTTTATCTGTCCACTTTGCCATCAGTGCAGTTTCTTCTTAAAAGAGACTACATTTTCGCCGTTTGGGCCAAGGGCAATGTCTTTGATTTCCTTGAGAAGATCAGCATGTCGTTCATCTGGCATCTCTGTAGAAAACTCATCATCCATATCTCTGCCGGTTAACTTGGAGAGATGTCGTGCCATCATGCCGTCGAAGGCTAGTTTATCCATTCCTTCTCTCATAGAAATGATGATGCCATTCAGCATGTCTAGATAAAACGACTTCTCTTCATCATCAAAATCATCTGCAATGGTATGGCCTATTTTGAGGTCCAAACCACCTTCTCCATCATTAATAGTCATCACTATAACCATCGAATTGTCTTCAAAATCTTCGATATCCATTAGCGGCCTTTTTTGGTCAGTTTGAAAAATACTTGCGCGTCAATCACAGCCAATGGCTTTTGACGATCACCCTTAATTATTGCCAATGGAGTGGCACCTTTTGGGCAGTTGTCTCTGGCCTGTTCCATGATCTTGTAGATGGCAAAAGACTTGTTTGACTTGCACTCAACTGAGTACGGGAATAGGCGTCTGGCGGCGGGGGATAATTGTACATCCTCACCGCCAGCACCCATGCTAGTCGATCTGACATCGTCTGGCTCTAGCTGGGAAAACAAACCTAAAATTTGATCCCTGACATACTGCTGAAGACGCCGACCTTTGGCTTTGGCAGACGAGACTGCTATAGCCACTTGGGTTTCTCCAGCAAGGTGAAGTCACCCCATCCTGTACCGTAATCGTCTAGCTGTTTGGCGTCTGCTATTCGGCGTAGGGTTGTCAGCACCTGTTCATGCGCCCAGTCCATTAACTCTGGGCCTACAACGTGCTGATGGGCAACGTATGGAGCCGTCTTTTCTATGGCTAAGAAGGAGAACTCTTCCACGTCGATCTGAGCCAACTTGCACACGTATAAGTAGTAAGCAGCTTGGATTGGATACGCATACTTCCAGCACTCTTTTGCAAAGCCGGACGGGCTACTGTCGATGGTAGATTTGACATCGTAGACAATCCCCTTAGCCATGCAGTCAGGACGCGCTTTTACGGCAAGGCCAGTGCTGGTACACTCCGCAAAGATAGACACCTCATTTTGTCTGTCTGGATGCTCAAGTGCTTTTCTGAATGCTGGATTAGACATGGCAGACTTAGCCATCCCTTTGACCATGTACCATTCGCCTTCGGTCAGCAGCACCTGATCCGGACCTAAGTCTTGCTCCATCTCAGCGTAGGCCTTGGACCGTCTGGTCTTCGGTCCTTTAATGGCTATCTCCCTGTGTGGCTCTAGCAGGATACCATGCAAGGCAGAACCAATGAGCAAAGCGGGAGTAGAGGTGAATTTCTGACCCTTCCAGTGGGCCAGAGATTTCTTCCAGACAGTCTTAACTACAGTAGAGGAAATATCAGCAGTCGCGTGATAATCCTCATTAGTCATACCAACTATTACACCCACTTTTTAAAAGTCGTGTTCTAGTGTGTTAACCTCATCCATAATTCGGTCTTGTTCGACCTCATCTGCCTTACGAGCAATCGCATCGAAGTAAGATCGATCTATACGTTCATTCTCCGCTTTGACCATGCCAGCAACTGCAGTCATGCTGTCGTAGAGTTTCTGATCTAAAGTAATCTTATTCTGCAGGTCAGGGCTGAAGCGCATAATATAATATTTAGCACCTTTGTCGGTGGTCTGTTTATCAGCCGTTAAAGACAGTCGATAATTAAAGAACTTACCATCAGACGGGATGCGCTTGATAACATCATGGTAGAATGGCCCATAGTTCTTGCGCTTGAGCGACAAGATCACCGGTTCATTTTCTATTGTACGTTCTTCTCCGGACGCCGTCTTGCCGGTGTAGGAAACTAGACCACGTATCACACGATATCGATCACGGCCTTCGTACTCTTTCCGCTGCTCCGGAGTCATCTGAACAGACTGCTCATATGTAGGCATGCCACACATTGTGCCACCCAGTTGATCACGGGCCTCGTCGCGTTTATTAACAATAAGTCTAGACTTGTTGACCAGCCTACCATCATCCCAGTGCATATACTGTACGTGATTTGATAGAGCATGAAGCACTACACCATCCTTGGCATAGACACGTTCATCATCAGTATTTAGAAAGAATGCACCCAGCGGAATTTGGTTGCCGTCTTTATCTTCGCCCTGAGAATTAATCTTTAAGGCCGGTATTCTAACCGATTTAGGTGCATCTGCAGCACCTAGCATATCAGCCAATTCATCTGGCGTCATGCCGCCCTCTACGGGAATTATATCAGACATGTAGTCTCCTTGATTTGAACTAACATTTTACCATAACTAAGTGGCGTTTGTCAACGACAGTTCTTCCTGATCAAGCCAGTTTTTTCCCATTGTTATTTCAACATTGAAAGGTACTACAGGTTTATATTTGTAGCGTGTCTCCATATCTACATCTATGCGGGTCATTGCTTCGACTAGTATGGATTTGACTTCTTCAGTCTCATCAGGATGTGTGTCTACGACGATTGAGTCATGCACAGTCAGTATCATTTTACTCCTCAGACCAGACTGTTTGAATAGTCGGAATGCTCTGATACATGCTAGTTGAACCATGTCAGCGGAGAAGCCTTGCACTGGGTAATTTAATATCTGCGTACCATTGCTAACACCACCATTGCTGCGTCTTACTACATTGGGCCAGTAGTACTGCCGCCCTGACGGCGTCTGCACTATTCCATTTTTCAGTACTCCGGTCTGCAGTTGCTTATGCCAAGCATGGATGCCCTCGTAGATTTCATAAAAACGCCCGAAATATGCCCTGACGTGTTCTGGAGAGCCATAACCTGTACCTCCAAAAAGGGGTAAAAATGTATTTGGTTTACCGACAGTCTGGCGTTCTTCCTTACTGACCTCTGACGCAGGTTTCTGCAAAATAATACTCGCGCTCTGTGCGTGGATATCCTTGCCCTCTAAAATATCGGCTAGTCCTTGTGCGTCACGGCTGAGTTCCACACACGTTCTAAATTCTAAACCGGAGTAATCGCATTCGATAAGATTGCCATCATCAAACCTGCTGATAATAGCCCTGCGTACAGGGAACCCTCTTTTGGGCCAGTTCTGAGAGTTTGGATTACTAGAAGAAA